GTATTAAACAACGATGTTGTTGACTTACTAGTATTGTAACCAGTATCAAATGTTGTAACAAATGTAGTTGAAGTATTGAATACAGAAGTTGTTGACTTACTAGTTGATGTTAATTTGTTTGTATTAAAGAAAGTATCAAATGCTGTGCTAAAGACAGTAGCTGTTGACTTAGATGTATTAAATACAGTGACATAAAGAGATGTTGTGCTTCTAGTTGTTGAACCAGCAGTATCAAAAATTGTAGCAAACGTAGTTGTTGTATTTGTTGCCTTTGATGTGTTGATTGTTGTATCGGTTGATTTAGAAGTAGCTAAGTTTGTATTTTTTGATGTATCAAATGTAGTTGTTGTTCCATACGATGAGGCATAGAATGTATCAAAAACCGTAGAAGTTGCCTTAGATGTATCAGTACTCTTACTTGTTGAGGTAGCTATATTTGTCTCATAGACAGTATTTCTATTTGTATTGTAAGCAGTATCAGTAGCGTAAATTGTTGTATAGGTAGTACTATAAACTGTTGTAGTTGTTCTACTACTATCAAAGATTGTTGTTATTGTTGTATTATAAACTGTAGTTGTTGATTTGTTTGTTGCGCCAGTTGTTTCAAATACTGTTGATGTTGTTTTTGTTGTAGCATAGGATGTAGCAATAACTGTATCAAACACAGATACTGTATTAAATACAGTTTGATAAGCTGTAACATAATGAGATGTAGTGTTCTTGGATGTACCAATCACTGTGTCAAATATTGAAATGTACGCTGTTGTCGTACTCTTGGATGTTGTTTTAGTTGTATCGGTAGATTTAGAAGTAGAGTATGCAGTAACAAACGTTGTCGTTGTACCTGTTCCAATACTTGTGTTGAATGTGGAAGATACAATGGTCTGAGTGCTATAGGCAGTAGTTAGCTCTGTTAGTCTAATTTGTTCAATCTTGAAACTAGTCTCAAGAATACTTCGTGGTATTTCTTTTTTAATCTCAACAGAGGCATCGGCACCAGGGGCTTTAGTGAATACAACACTACCACCAGAAATTGTATAATCGGTACCCAGTACCTGCAATACTCCATTTACTTTAACTGTTAGCGTACTCATGCTCCACCCGGGATAGCAAACGTTGTTGTTGACCCATCCCCTATATATGCTTGCTGAGTAACATCTGGTGTTGCAGAGGTGACTTCATTACTTACAAGAACTCTACCAAACTTTTCGACCCCGGCCGGGTGCCAAAGCTTTCTTAGAAGGTCACTGTATTTGCTGAATACAATTGACGATCTTACTTCATAAGAATAGTCTTGATAGTAATAGCTATCATGGATATATTTGTCAGAGTTTAAGAATCCACGAGTTGATTTGAAATTACCTTCACCCTGACCCTGTCTTGTTAGTAATACAGTACCAGATGTTATTAGGTTTGTATTAGACAATGAAACAAGAAGGGCTTCTTCTCTTTGTTCATAACCTAAGCCTGAGTCAATAACTTTCACCTCTCCCAGAGCATCATCGCCAAACCCAGCGACGCCAGTTACAACGGCATTGTTGCCAAGTTGCCCATTACCTTGCTCGCCACGGCCAGCTGGATGTTCCTTGTCGGGCAACTCCATTAATCCTATGATAGTATCTGTGACTGTAATTTGTACATTGGTTGTATAATCTTGGCCAGGATTGGTTGTAAAGATTTTAGATATTGTACCAACTTCATAATTCTGAAAGCTTAACGCATCTTTAAGGATTGTGTCAAAACCTGCTGCAACATTTGAAGCAAGGCCATAACCATTTCCAGTTGGATATGATAATTGACCAATAAGTGTATTATCAACATTATTAGCAGTGACAATATAATTTAGTGTCTTGCCAATTGTATTAATTTTTACAGCAGATGAAAAAAGAAATTTAACATTGGTCAAAGCGCCAATTCTCAGGCCTGCCTGGTCGCCGCCACCAGCAATTATTGGCACTAGGTTTGCACTAGAGCCAGCCGAAGACCCACCAGTTGAGTTAGCTATTGTGACTGTTACAGTAAATGCATTTGTTGTTAAGAATCCGTTACCACCATTTGTTATTGTAAAATTTGTTTCGCCGCCAGCCGTATTATTTAAAATTACACCCGACCCATCTGTCACAAGGTTAGCGGTTGCATTAGCTGTTCCGTTAGAGAAAATTATAAAATCACTATTTGAATATCCAGTACCACCATCTTCTACAACGACTCCCGTAACAGGACCTTTGATTAAGAAAACAGTATTATTAACAGTATAACCTGAGCCGCCATCTTCTAAATTAAAGGAGATTGTACCATCAAGTTCTTTTAATTTTGTTACAACTACCTTACCACGAGAACCTTTACCCTGAACTTCTAGTATGTCACCAACTGTATAACCAAATGGTGAGCTTCTATTTGAAACATCAACTTCTGTCATTGAACCAATAATCTTTGGTGAATTGATTGCTGTTACAGATGGAACCTCGCCTTCTGGTAATTTGGATTCATCAATTAGAACAACTTCATCATGTCTAAAGTTGCCAACAACATCCGTTAGATAAAAAATGTTTATGTTTTTATTATTAACAAATTTTGTCTGGAAACTTTCAACATAGGCCCTTGCACCAGATATACGGCCTCTGATAAACTCACCAACAAATAAACTATTGAAAGGTTTAAAGGATACCTCAAGATAAATGTCTCTATTCCAATCACCATCTGATAATCTAAAGACATCATCGCCTGGTTTATAAACGCTAATGTTGTCAGCAAACAAAAGCTGGAACAAAAGTTTTAAACCACGCTCTGTACCCTTAGATCCATATACTTCTTTAATGTGCTTTTGTAGTAAAACCTTATCACCAGCAATATCTTCTGGGATAGGGAACATATATTTCTTTTTAAAATTATTGATAAAGACATCCACTGTTTTATCAATATCTCTATATTCCAGCAACCTTCTAGAATCGTAAATAACTTGGTTTTCTGATTCAAGCCACTCAAAATATGCTTTTACAAATGCAATGAATAAAGGACCCTCTTCTTTATAGATAGAGGGAAATTGACTAGCAATGAATGGAGATATAAACTTTTCTAGTTCTTTCATTATGCTCTAATGCCGCGGGCTGACACAACAAGGTTTCCAGATACAACCTGAAGGACCTTATTAGCATTTGTTTCTATATCTAACTTTTTTGTTCTACCAAAAATTTTTAATTCATTATTTAAACCAACATCATCGTATACAATAGCACCAATAGATATTGTACCATTGGTATAATCAACCGTACCAATCTTATCTTTCAATAACTGTACAACTCCATTGACAACAGATACAATCATTAGATTGCCTTGGGTATCATCTTTAATTTTGGCAAGGTAATCTATATCATTTAAATTGAATGTAAACAACGAAGACTCAATTGTGGATGTTGTGTCTTCATAAATTTTTCTTGTTGTTGACACCTCTTTTTTTAATTCATTTTCAAAGGAGAATGCAATTCTAAATGGAACACCTGTATCAACCTCAACATTCTTAATAATTCTTAATTCTGTATTGTTACTAATAATGGCAGATTCAGAATCATCAATGGCTTTAATAAGTTTAGAATATCTTAAATCAGAACCAAACTTCTGAAGGTTGTCACTAGCAAATGATAAAATAGTTGACTCAACAAGAGCTTCGATATCTCTTTCAGATCTTGTTGTTTCATTAATATTGTAGAGTACTTCTGTCACAACTTCTGCAAAGAAATATTCCGGATCTATAACAACTGGGTCAATAGAGATAGCAGATCTTTCCTTTAAGAAGTTAAAAATTTGTGTTTTTAGTGGGGTAGGCAACTTAGTACCACCAATTGGTTTAGCTGCAACAATTACCTTACCAAATTGTTTAGGTTCTGTCTCTTCACCACCATATGCTGTCACAATTTCAAGTGATGGAAATGCTTGTTTTGTTAGAGCAATATAATCTTCTACTGTAACAGCTCTATTCTGGGTAGGGAAGTAGCGAGGCGCATTGAACTTAATTTCATCATCAGTCTCATGCTCAGAGCCTTCTGCTGCTGCCGCAGCTGTAGTAATACCAACTGCTGCGTAACCTTCAATAGCATTAGGTGCAGAGAATATTTCTACGCCATTGGCATCTAGACCGTTTGTTTCTCTATAGTTGATTGTTACAATATTACCATCAATAAGAGCTTTACCAATATCTCCATTACCAAATACAACCTCGTAAAGATGGTCTTCTGCACCTTGAATGAAGTATACGTTATCTGTATTATCTAAGCCAAATAGGAATGTTTCTTTATTCCACTTTGTTTCTGTCGTTGCTGTGTTTGAATCTCTAACTGTTACATTCAACGATTGAATATCCACGTTTGCTGACTGTAGTAGATAACGTGATGTTGCATTAGCAATAAAGACTTCCTTTACAATATTACCTTCATATATGGCAACATTAGATGCCGTATACACACCATTTACTGGTCTAACAATAATTGTTTCATCTGTCGTAAAGAAGTATGTTGTGTTGTCTTTTGTCTCACCATTTATTTCATAATACTTTGGAATTGTAATAGAATCAGGATTGTCATCTGGAGTAATTGTAATATCAACGTATGCTACAGCTGCTGTTCTTGAGCGCGGCGTGTAGTTTAATTCCTTAGCGTGGGATACAATAGATTCTCTTAGTGCCGCTGTATCTAAAAACATTTCACTACCAACCATATTAAGATATACACCATTAAGATAAGTGTTATAGGCTAACACATCTAGTAAGACAGCCATATTAGACCCTTCAAAGTTATAATCCTTGAAGATATCCTGTTGGGATAGGAATGTCTTTAAACTAGACTTATAGTTTGAGAAATCTAATTCTGAGGTTGTAAGGAATCCATTGGCCATGTTATCTTACTCTTTCTAGGGCAAATAATAGTACTTGCGGATCTTCTGACGTATCAATTCTAAACACAATTGTTACGTTATATGAATTATTATCATAATTAGCCTCTATCACAACACTCTGAAGTATTGCTCTTGGCTCATAATTTTCAATTACTTCAGTAATATAATCTTGCAATATGGTTTCTGTTAGAGGGGTCATTGGCTCAAAAAGTATGGCCTTAATATTGCCACCAATATCAGGATCAAGTATTCTCTCAAACTTATCTGTTAAAACTAAATTTTTTACAGATCTCTTTACGGCATCTACGTCCACTACTCTATTCAAATCTCCTGAGAAAGGGCTAACGCCAAATGCAATACTTAGATCAGAAAATCTTGCATTCTTCTTAAGAAATGAGGATGTTGTTTTGGCGTAGTTAGACATAGAAACTCTCTTTATAATTATTTATATTAACTGCTAACATTATTTTTTAACAGGTCTATAAATGCCTATTAGTCTACCTAACCCTGGGCTAGTTTTAGTAACATCACCCTGGGATGGATTATTGTCAGTTGCCTTACCCTTAGGACTTTGGTTACCACCAATGAATTGCAAACGGCCACCACTATTACCCAGAACAAAGTTAACATGCGAATAACTCCAAAGTGCAATGTCACCACACTTAGCCTGGCTAGTTGGGATGCTAATTGCCTTATATGCGGACTGCCTGTCTCTAATATCAAAGGCTCTCGCTGTCTGGACAAATCTATACCCACTCATCTTGAGACAATAGTTAACAAATCCCATACACCATGGTGTTTGGTCAGTTCTCCAATATGCAGAGCGCTTTCTGTCAATACCAAGTGTCTCCCAGATTCTTACAATGTTTGGATTTGATCTACGGCCACCCATACCAGTCTCAGACCAAAACCCGCTATCAGCAAGTTTTAGCTGCTCATTCAAGAACGCACATAGGTCAGATGCGGCTGGTGTATCCACAATTAAGCTCTCACCTGCGCCACCTGATTCTGGCGTACCTGGATAATTTTCTTTAACACCATCTTCTGCAGCGGCCGGATTTCTAAACTTGTTGGGGTTTTCGATATACTCTTGGCTTCGTCTAATATTATATTCAGAAGGAATATCCTCTAAATCAATGCTAGGGCTATGTGGAATGAACACACCATTAACAAAAAATCCATTTCTACTTCCTGGACCAGTTACTGATATAGGTATAGGCGGCTTTGGAATGATAATTGTCGGGCCGCCCGAAGGTTTGGATACAGGGCCGCCTCCAATATCAATCTTAGGTTTAGCTAGAACTGTACTACCATCCAACTGAACCTTACTGCCACGAATACCACACTGGCCGCCAGCATACAATGTAGCTGAGCTAGATGCGTCAATGCCAACTGAGTCACCAGAGGCAATACCAAAACTACCTTGGGAATCTAATTGCATTTTACCACTTGAGTCGATATTAACCTCACCTCCCACAGCTACATCAAAATTCTTGGCAACATCTAATCTTAGATTGCCACCAACCTTCCATGTTGCATCACCAACAGTTGATATATTTGTATTATTGCCAGCTAGAATATTAACAGTGCCTGACACTGACATATTCAATGTTCCACCGACATATAAGTTTTCATCCTTCAACACAATATGGTATCGATCCTGAGCACTTCTGTGGACAATAGAACCATCTGGATGAAACTCTACAAATGAACCCTTCCTATGGAAAATATGTACTCTTTCTGCTCCTGGTGTATCATCTAATTCAAATACATGGCCGCCATCTGTTTCTAAAACATGATTGGATGGATAGACAGCAGCAAACTGGGATTCGGGTTCAGCAAATTTTGAACCGTCGGCAGACGGAATGTCTCTTGTTACGGTTGATTTAGAATAGGCAATTGCGTGCTTGTCAGGCTCACCTTCTTCACCTCTTGCGTGTCTAGAATTTGTGCCTTGGTCAATTTGATCGTCTTTGGGATGTACACCAGTTGGGTCATAGAAGCCTTTGTCAACATTTGCTTTATCCTTTGGAATACTAACCATTGAGCCAATAATAACTGGCTGCTGGGCCTGCATACCATCAATGAAAAAGCCAACAACCCAGTCACCTTGGTTAACCATTGGTGCTGACATCTGAGCTGTAGAGGATAAAAATGGAGCCCATGGTAAATCACCAATCTTGATTAAGTTCTTATTGTCAGTGTGGTAACCTATACAACGGACCTTGACCCTGTTGATCTTCAGCGGATCATTAACATCCTCAACGACACCAATAAACCATGTCATAGAACTAAATTGCGAATCACCTTCAGTTACAACTTCCCTCATTTTAAATTCTCTCTTGAAAATTCATTCAAATTATTAATATCTTTTCTATACTCTGAAATATCTCTTTCATACCCATCCTTGAATAATTCAAGAATTGTGGTATAATTATCCATGTCAGTTATTGAGTGGGCGCTACTACCAACTAAAAATTTACCGTGAAGAACAAAATCTTTCTCATCAACAAAGTCACCTGACGCTTGGGCCATTTCAATTTCAACCGTATCGCCAGGCTTAATTCTTGGATTGCCTAAAATGCTAATTGTTAAGACTGTTTGATTCATCAGCCCTCGCTGGGCCTGAGCAAATGGTCTTACTTTCTCAATAAATTCCTCGCTGCAGAAGATAGTATTTTCATCCTTAGGTTTTTCCAAATAACTTCTGTTGCTACATCTTACAAACAAACTTGTTACTTCATCCGTGCCGGGCTGCCCCTGTTTAGTAACAAAATGATCAACTTCTTGACTATCCATTAAAAGGTGTTGCCCCATAAGAAGTATGTCCTCTTTGAGTGCCAAAATATTAAAGCCAGTTGTCTTAATCTCTCTCGTTATAAAATCAAACGTTAACACTTTGTTTGATAGTGTTCCATTTTGAAGATGATTTCTTTGGTCGGTTGATTCGTGGTGCTGAAATTCAATAATTCTAAAATAATCATTAGCTGCCTGAAGATCTGGTGCTCTATTCTTATCTGCTGCTAGTACATACTTGTGGTTGTTGGCTGCAGCAACAATTGCTTTTAATGGTTTAAAATATACCGTATCTCTAACTTCATAAAAAAAGTAATTACCATCTTTAGGGTTAGATCCTGACATGCATTGTTTGGATATATTTTCAATTGCTTCAAATGGCGTGAGAGATGGTATCACACATCTCATATTGCCAAAGCTTCCAATTGACTCCATCTTCATAGTTGGATCAAGGTATTGGCTCCTAATTGCACTAACAATAGCTGAGCCCTTTCCTCTAAAGCTTTTCTTAACTTTATTTTTAAGGCCGCGGTGGCCAGTCTCAGACACAGCTCTAAATGTAAACTTAGCTGCTTTGTTACCAGTTGATCTTTCCTGGCCACCTAGATGCTCAATAACAAAATCTTTTTGGATTCTTTCATGTGGGGCAATATCACTAGGGTCTTTAAAAATATCAACTCTAAATAAATCCCCTGGCTGAATACCAAAACGCTGGGTAACATTCATACCATCAAGAATTAGTCCTTCGATATATGTAAACTTTGAGAATAAAGATTCAAATATTTTAAAATGTCTAACATATGTGTTAAATCCAACTTCAGTGCTAACTCCATTAGTTCTTTTCACTAATGTAATTTTATAACCAAATTGATCTATCTGCTCTCCTTTAATAAGAGCTGATGTAGCTATAGTAGCCATTAGTTAGCAGTTGCTCCAGTTGGTTTATTGATCTTTCTGAATATCTTTTCCATTTCTAGGCCAACATCAATTGCAAGAGAATTATCAAGTAGATTGATCTTTCTTTTCTCTTCATTCTTGATTACTTCGTAAGTATAGTTATCAACAGCGGACCATCCTGTCTTTTCGGTGACGGAAATATTATCATAAGTTGTCTTTGTCATGTAATAAGAGTATTTTGGATTCCTATAATAATTAGCATTAGCGATATTCATTGCAGTTGGTACACTGCCATACTTCTCAGCCACAAAATTTTCAAAGTCTTCGTTTGATAGAGGCCAGTCATAAACAGGATCAACTATATCGTTTGACATTACAATGATCCAGACATAATCGATTGAACCATAATAATTGTAGGCAACTTCTGTTATTCTTTCTCCTTCTTTCACTGTGTAGGGATAGAAGTTATCAAAATTTTGAAAAAGACTTTTACCTAAAGTTGCTTTAAGCATAATGTTTCTGACGTTATGATTACCGTATTGTACAAGAGGAAAGTTTTTAAAGTATCGATTTGACATTTATTAACCTCCTAGACCAGCTTCGCCAACTGGGTCTCTAACATTCTCGCTAACCAACTGGTTACCAGGTCTTTGAGGTAGTGGTATTGATTCCTGGCCGCCACCAACTGATTGAACAGAGGCTGTTAATTCATTGCCACCGTAGTCCTTGTCCCGAGCAAATACGCCACCACTAAGCTGCTCTACTTCACTCAACTGAACCTGGAGTTCAACTTGTTGAGGAGCACTAATTAAGCCTTGGCCAATATTTTTATAGAACGCTGGAACATTTGTTGGGTTATAGTTCACAGTAACACCTGTGATAACACATCTACCAAAACCATATAAGGCATTAGTGCCAAAAAAGTCCACCATTACTTCATTTGGCATTCCTAGGAATGCAGAACCTTCACCGCCGGTTGGCAAAGCTGCCCATTTAAAAAGATTGACAATCTTTTTAATTGCCATGGAGTCTTCTGGTGTTTCTGGAGTTAGCTTCCAAGTGAGGGTGTGTCTTCTTAAATCAACGTTTTTGAATACAGCTGTTGTAAATGGATTTGGAACATTACCAGAGGCTATGTTGATACCAGAACCAACAGCACCAAGTTGGTTTAAAGCTGTTCTAGCTAGGTATTCAGTATCACCGGCAGCTCTACCACCCAAAGTTTTTAAAGCTTCAACTGCACCTTGATTTTTCAAATCTTTACCAACTGCTTCGCCAGTTTGCAAGCCTGCGGACACTACACCCATGTCAACTACATCATAATTAATATTTAAAACATCTTGCAAGCCTTCAGGTAGGGGCAATGCAATGTGAGCGCTTGTGAGGTTCTTGGCAACGCTTGCTTTGACACCACTACCAAATGTAATGGAATACTTAACAAACTTAAACAACATACCCATATTAAGTTTATTTTCGCCTGCCGGGAAGACTAAACCAGCAAGTGACCTGCTGTTTTGATTAGCACGTATTACAGTACCTGGGTGGTTATTTCTGGCGTTTGAACCTGGCATATAAATACCTATATGAGTTATAAGGGGCGTTATAAAGTCAAAAATCCACAAAAATACAAAGGTGACCCCACCAATGTTATTTATCGTTCATCTTTGGAACTTAAATTGATGAACTATTTAGACACACATCCAGATGTATTAGAGTGGTCAAGTGAAGAGTTCTTTGTGCCTTATGTGTCGCCAATTGACGGTAGATACCACAGATACTTTCCTGACTTTAGTGTGAAGAGACGAGATAAGAATGGCAATGTTGATAGGATTGTTATAGAAATTAAACCATCCTCTCAGACAAGGCCGCCAGAGAAGAAAAGCAGAATAACACCAAGATATATCCATGATGTTAAGAACTGGGGCATCAACAACGCCAAATGGAAGGCCTGCCAGGAGTTTTGCGACGAGAGGAAATGGAAGTTTCAGATACTGACTGAACGAGAGATTAATGGATACCACTACTAGTTCTAACATTCCTGGTTTTGTTAGACTTCTGCAGCTAGCAGAAGAGGAAGGAATCGAGCTAGACAACTCAATGCAATCGCTGCAGTGGCTTAAAGCAAAGTACGAATCTCTAAGACCAGCTGATGTTATTCCAGTCAAGTTTCTAAGGGAAACAGATAGAAGACGTAAGGTACCATTACTAGGCCGTATGTATATGTTTCTTTATAAGCCAAAGTATATGGATCAACTACCTTTTTATGATAGGTTTCCATTAGTGTTTCCAATAAAAAGAGTTCCAGGTGGATTTTATGGAATGAATCTACATTACCTGCCACCTAAATTTAGAGCTATATTGATGGACCAACTATATAATCTTTTAAACAACACAAAGTTTGATGAGACGACAAGACTTAGAATGACGTATGATCTGCTTGATAGGTCATCTAAATATAGATGGTTCAGGCCATGTTATAAGCATTACTTGAACGAGGGACTGCAGTCAACATTAATTTATATTGAACCTACAGAATGGAATTTAGCACTGTTTGTGCCATCTGAACAGTTCAGAAAGGACACAAAAAGAAACGTATGGCAGGATTCTAGAAACAGGTTTTAACCAATGGCATTTAATATACAAAAATTCAAAACACAAACACAGATGGGGTTTCTCAAACCTTCTAACTTCCTTGTGTACATTTATCCGCCACTGTGGGTAAAAAGAGTAGGAGCCTTAGAGCCAGATCTTGCCTATCTCGCAGCAGCTGCTTCCCTACCAGGTCTACAGATTCTAACAACAGAGGCTAAGCTATATGGCCAAGGTCCCACTGTTAAGATGGCCTATGATATTGCTACAACTGATATAACATTAAAATTTTATGCTGATGGGGATGGCGATTCTTTAACATACTTCTATGACTGGTTAAGAAACGTGGTAAACATTAGCCACGTACAAGACCAACCAAGATCTGGTGCATTTAGTAATCAGCTTTCATATAGATCTGAGTATATAACCAAGATTGACATTATGCTATTTGGCGATAAGCTAAGATCGGCGGGTTTAGATCCTCAGGATGGATCAGCCCTAATCTTCTCGATGTACGATGCGTTTCCTGTATCAATAAGCGAGCCTGGATTAGATTGGCAAGCTGGTAACGACATTCTTTCTTTCAATGTAACATTTACATATAAGTCATTTGAATATAAGAAATTAGACCAGCCAAGACCAGGTCCAACAGATATCAGAATTCCAGTTCCTCCATCATTCACATTTGATAAGGAAACAAGTCGTACTCCTCCTGTACCTGGTAGCACAGCAAAAGGTATCAACGGGTTTGATAGCTATCCACCAACCAAACTAACAGGTACAGGTCTAGGAAATAGATCATTTGAAACGGGAAATCTAAATCTAACCGCTCCACCTGTTAACCTAAGTGACTTTGGTGAACCAACACAAATAGGTCCTTATAAACCAACTGCTCTAGAGTCAATCAATGACTTTGCTACCAATGTCAGAGATAAATCTAAATCAATTCGTACAGAGGCTGTATCAGCTACAGCCAGGCTTGAGCAAAAAATTTACGGCAACCAATACATCCAAGCTGGCAGAAATGCAGTTGGTGCAGTTAATGACGTGAGAAAAACATTAGGCGTATTAAAAGGACTTAACTCATCCTTGAGAAAAGAGTTGACACAGGAAGCCAAAACCATAACAGGCGGTCGAGGCCTTAAAAATTTATTTAAAATTTAACATGAGGTGAATTATGCCACTACCAAAAATTAATCAACCAATCTTTCAACTAACTCAGCCATCTAACAATAAGGTTATTCATTATAGACCATTTACTGTTAGGGAAGAGAAGCTTCTTCTGATGGCTCAAGAGTCAGGTGAGAGGAAAGATATTGTTAATGTCTATAAGCAGCTAATCAACAACTGTGCTATTGATCCAGTTGATGTTGATAATATGGCTGCAATTGATCTCGAATACTTCTTCCTTTGCCTAAGATCAAAATCAGTTTCAAATATTTCTAAGGTAATTGTTAAAGACGCTGATGATCAACAGAACTATGAGGTTGAGATTAACCTCGACAAAGTTGAAGTATTAAAAAAAGCTGATGTTCCAAATAACATCAAGTTGACAGATTCTGTCGGTGTTGTTTTGAAATACCCAACATTCAGCATCCTATCTAAGATTGAAGAATCAGATCAGATGGATACAACATTAGCAATCCTAAGAGGTTGCATCCATCAGATTTATGAGAATGAAGAAGTATTTGATACAGCTAATTACACGAAACAAGAGTTGGATGACTTTATTCTATCTCTTAATAAAAACCATGTTGAACAGATTCAGAAGTTCTTTGAAGCAATGCCAAAACTTGTCTATAATGCAAAGTATGTAACAAAGGACCAGGTTGTAAAAGACCTAAAGATTGAGGGCCTCGAGAATTTTTTCTAGTACTGGCTGGGTATAGCAACCTAGCCAATTACTACCAAACGGTTTTTGCATTATGTCAACATCATAAATATTCTATTAGTGATGTAGAGGAACTTTTGCCATTTGAACGTGACATTTATGTTGCCTTATTGATTGATTATCTCGAGAAAGAGAAAGAACGATTACGGAAAGCAGGATATAAAGACGTATAATGGCCTTACCTAAATTAGACAACACACAATTAGAAAAGCAGGGCGTTGAGGTTATTGCTAAACTTGACCTTATGCATGTTGACGTATTGAAGAAGCTGGATAAAGTAAGCCAGGAAGATACTCTACAGCAAATGTTAGTTTTTACTGCTCAATCGGCAGATAATCTCTATAACATAGCTGCCAAGATGGATGCCCAGGTTACCTCCTTTAGGGAAACTAAGAAGGTCCTGGAAGAATCGCTCCCTCAAATGAAACCTCCAGTAGTTGATGAAGGCGCTAAGATAGAAGAAGAAAGAGAGAAACAGAAGCCAAAGGAAAAAGAACCTCCTAAAGAAAAGAAAGAGAAATCGTTCTGGGAAAGGTTGGGTGAGTTTCTTGAAAAGGTGTTCCTACCATTAATTGTTGGGTTTGTTATTGGATTTTCAAAGGCAATCGGAGGTCTTGATACTGCTTTTGGTAAATTAATAACTGGTATTGTTATTACTGGAATATTATTCAGAAAAGCTTTAATGAAATTAGCTGGCAGCCTCCTTTCAAAAGGCTTTGATGCTGCTAAGACTGCCATTACTGGCAGAAAGCCTGAATTGCCAGGGACAGGAGGAATAGCTGGACCGGCCGGTTCACCACCAGGAGTCCCAACACCTGAGGGCGGGGCCCCAGGCAAAGCTGCTCCTAAAGGCCCATCTGGCCTTGATAAGTTTCTACAGGGTGCTCAGAAAGTTGGCAAGTCTATCAAAGACCTGTTTGTTGGTATTGCCGACACCATCGGTAAGGTGTTAGGTAAGCTAGCTGATGGCATTAAGCAGTTTATCTCTAAAATTGGCCAGGGTCTAAAATCCCTACTAACAAGTATAGCTAAAGGCATTGAAAGCTTTGGTACAGCAAAAGTATTAAAGGGCGCGGCCGCACTTGTAGTAGTATCTGGCGCATTGTTTATTGCTGGTAAAGCATTCAAGCAATTCTCAGAAGTTGATTGGCCTGGAGTTGCCAAAGGAATTGTTGGTATAACTGGTCTGGTTTTAGTAATGAAGTTACTAGAGAAGGGCACAATCAGCATGATAAAGGGTGCTGCTGCCCTTACAATTATATCTGGTGCATTGTTTGTTGCCGGTAAGGCCTTTCAGCAGTTTGCTGAAGTAGATTGGAAAGCTCTTGGTGTTGCTGCTCTTGGTATCATAGGACTAACAGCTGCTATTGTTGGATTGGGTGTAATACTACCATTAGTAGTGGCTGGCTCAGCTGCACTAGGTGTAATGAGCGTTGCTCTACTAGCATTTGGCGCTGCGTTAAATGTTATTGGAGCAGCGCTGCCATCATTCAGTGAATTTTTAAAAGTACTTAGCACTTTAGATGGTGGACAATTAATAAGCGCCGCCGCAGGTATAA